AGCGGCTGACCGAAAGTATGAAACCTAATGGAATCGTAAAAGCCCTGGTTAGAGGTGGGAACAATTCATGAGAACGAATGAGGTTGATCAGTAATGCCGGTCGCTGGACGCAAGCCGAAAGCCGAGGAGGAGCGGCGTAACCGGATGCCCGCGACCCACGATTGGACCGAGGTCGAGAACGTGCCCTATGCGGGGCGCGTGCCGCCGCTGCCGCAGCGGTGGGGGATCGAGCCGCTGGAGGGCGTGCGGGTCAGACTCAAGTGGCCGGCGCGCACCCGCTCGTGGTGGCTCGTCATCTCGCGCATGCCGCACTGTGTACTGTGGACAGAGAGCGACTGGCAGTACGCGCTCGATGTCGCTGAGACGCACGCCCGTTTCGTCGAGGGCACCAACGGCACCGAGCTACGGATCCGGGAGAAGCAACTCGGGGTGACCATGGACGCTCGCCGGGACCTGCGGATCAGGTACGTCGACCCCCGCCCCGAGTCGACCCGCACGGCGGGAGTGACCAACCTTGACGATTACCGCGACCTCTGATCATCTCGTCGAGGACCTGCTGCCGGGTTACTACATCGACCGGTGGAACGACACCGGAGCGTACTGCACCCTGCCGTGGCCGGAAACCCGAGCTGGCGTCGGCGAGCTGCTGGAGCGCTCGCTCGGGCCGCAGGCGATCGACTGGGCCGAGTGGCGCTCGTACGAGGAGACCGGCCAGCCCGGACTCGTGCATCACCTGACCGGCGAGCGGTGGCAGTACACACCCGGACAGAAGCGGTTCCTGATCCTCTGGTACGCGTTTGATCCCGAGACCGGGCGATGGGACTGGCGGCGCGGCGTCAAGCGCGGGGCCAAGGGCACGGGCAAGGATCCGTTCGGCGCGGCCCTGTGTGACACCGAGCTTGTCGGCCCGGTGCTCCTGCAGATCGACAGCTCGGCCCCGAGTGGATGGAGCGGGGTGCGGCACCGGATGCCGCTCGTGCAGATCGGCGCCAACTCGGGCGACCAGGCGAAGGACGTCCTGCGGGTCGCCAACGCGATGCTTCCCCGGGAGACCCGCGACTATTTCGACATCGACTGTGGCGAGACGCGCACGATCCTCAAGGGCACGGGTGGCGGCCGCCTTGAGGTGCTCACCGCGCGGGAGGCGTCGAGCGAGGGCGACCCCGCGACGTTCATTTGGCTGAACGAGACGCACCACATGACCGAGTCGAACGGCGGCCACCAGATTGCCAAGGTCGCGCGGCGCAACGTCGGCAAGAGCCCGAGGCACCTGCAGGCGCGGGTGTGCGACGGCACGAACGCGCACGCGCAGGGATCCGACTCGACGGCCGAGCGCTCATACGAGGCGTGGCAGGCGCAGGTGTCCGGGCGTACCAAACTGCGGGACATCCTCTATGACTCGATCGAGGCACCGCCGTCGACCAACGTGTACGACGACGCGAGCCGGATGGCGGGCCTGCGCGCCGCGTACATGGACGCTCCGTGGGCGGATCTCGTGCGCCTGTCCGGCGAGATGCTCGACCCCGAGACGACGTTGGCCGACGCGATCCGGTATTACCTCTCGGGGCTCGCCACGGCCGAGGACGCGTGGATCGACCCGCGCAAGTTCGACGACCTCGCGCGCCCGCTGGTCGTGGCCGACCGCGAGCAGATCGCGATGTTCCTCGACTGCAGCAAGAGCGAGGACTCGACCGGGCTCGTCGGCTGCAGGATCAGCGACGGCCACGTGATCACCCTCGGTTTCTGGCAGCGTCCGCACGGCCTGCCGAAAGCGGCCCGTTGGCTCGCGCCGCGGGAGGAGGTCGACGCGCAGGTGCGCCACGCCTGCGCGACGTACACGGTCGTATGGTTCGGCGTCGACCCGTCGCCCGCCCGGGACGACGAGGACGAGTCGCTCTATTGGATGCCGCTCATCGACAAGTGGGGTCAGGATCCTAAGATCACGAAAAACCTCGTGGTCTGGGCGACCCCGGGGCTGCGCGGCCACAAGGTGCTGTTCGACATGCGGATCAAGACGCCGGGCGCGACCGAGCGAAACCGGCAGTTCACGGCGGCCGCCGGCCAGACCGCGACGGACATCGACGAGGACGGCACGCTCACCCACGACGGCGACGCCGCGCTGCGGATGCACACGCACAACGCGCGGCGGCGGCCGAACCCGTGGGGCGTCAGCCTCGGTAAGATCAATCGCGCCTCGCGCAAACTCGTCGATCTCGCGGTATGCATGGTCGGCGCGCGGATGGGGCGTAGGATCGCGCTCAACTCGGGGAAGCTCCGCAAGGTCAAGACCGGCCGATCGATGTTCGCAGGGTGAGGGGTGGGGCGTGGCGCTCAGTACGGCGGATGTGATCGCGACCGCGCGCAAGCTCCTCGCCATGCGCGACCTCGAATCGCAGCGGCTGACGGTCATCCAGGACTACCTACGCGACGATCCGAACAAGCGCGACATCGGCGGCCTGCCGACCGGTGCGCCGGCCGACGTGATCCGGCTCGCGCGGCTCGCCCGGGTGAACCTGCTCAAGTACGTGGTCTCGGCTCGGGTGCAGAACATGTACGTCGATGGGTTCCGTACCCCGACGTCGCCGGACGACCTCGACGTGTGGGCGGTCTGGCAGGCGAACAAGATGGACGCGCGGCAGATCGGCATTCACCGCGCCGCGCTCTCGTTCGGCGCCAGCTACGCCACGGCGCTACCGGGCACGCGCGGCGGCGAGCCGATGCCGGTGCTGCGGGGGTACTCCCCGCGCCAGCTCACGGCCGCCTACGGCGACGATGACGAGTGGCCCGAGTTCGCGCTGATCAAACTCGCCGACGGGAAGTACCGTCTGCTCGACGAGACCTCGGTGTACGAGATCACGCTGGAGGGTGACAAGCCCGACGGCGCGATGACCGTGGTACCGAGCACGCACGGCGTGACGTGGCAGGGCGAGCCCGTGACTCCGGTCGTGCGCTACCGCGAGACCGACGATCTCGACGACCCCTGCCGGGGCATCGTGGAACCATTCTTCCCGCTGCAGGATCAGGTCAACATCACGACTTTCGGCCTGCAGGTAGCGCAGCACTACGGCGCGTTCCGGCAGCGGTACGTGATCGGGTGGCTGGCCGAGACCGAGACGCAGGCACTCCGCGCGAGCGCCGCACGGCTGCTCAATTTCGAGGACTCCGACATCACCGTGGGGGAGTTCCAACAGACCGAGCTGCGCGGCTACATCGAGAGCCGCGAGGCCACGATCCGTCACCTCGCCACGGTGTCGCAGACGCCCGTACACGAGCTGCTCGGTCAGTTCGTGAACCTCTCGGCCGAGGCGCTGGAGGCCGCGCGGGCGAGCCACGCGGCAGGCGTCGAGGAGAATCGCATCGTCGCGGGCGAGTCGCACGAGCAGCTCCTGAACCTCGCGGCCGAGATGATCGGCGCGGATCCCGACGCCGCTGCCTCGGTGGTCTGGCGTGACACCCGCGTGCGCTCGCTCAAGGAAGCGGCCGAGGCGCTCGGCGCGCTGGTGGAGAAGCTCGGCGTTCCGCCGCGCGAGCTGTGGCACCTGATCCCCGGCATCCCGCAGCACGAGGTCGAGCGGTGGACCGTGGCGGCCTCGCAGGCCGACTCGATGGAGCAACTGACGCAGCTACTTGACCGGCAGGCGGGGCCGTCCGCACCCCCCGTCGGAGCGGCCCCGCCTGCCCCCGCCCCGGTTCCGGTGGCGGCCTGAGATGGCCCGTACGCCCGAGGGGACCGTGCTCACGCGGCGGCACTACGTCGCGCAGCTCGGCGTCCGTGCGGCCACCTCGCGGGACGTGATGCGACTGTGGGGAACGGTCGACCCGACCAACCTCACGGGGACCTACGACCGTTTCGCGCAGGCCGCCACGGTGCTCACGCGCGCCCGCCACAGCACCTCGGCGGGCGTCGCGGCGGGCTATCAGGAGCAGTTCCGCAAGGCGGAAAAGGTCGCCGGGCGCGCGGCCGTTAAGCTCGCGTCGCCGCTCTCGCCGCGCGACGCGCTCATGGCCATCCGCGGCGCGGGACTGTCCGGGATCATCAACTCGCGCAAGGCGGGGTTCAGCCCGCAGGCGGCCGCGCGCAACGGGCTCGTCAAGGTGCTCGGCGCCACGACGCGCCTCGTGCTCGGCGGCGGACGGGACACCATCCTCGACAGCGTGGCCGAGGATCCACAGGTGACGCGATGGCAGCGCGTCACCTCGGGCGAGCCGTGCGCTTTCTGCGCCATGCTCGCCACCCGGGGCGCGGCGTTCACGGCCGAGGAGTCTGCCGGGTTCGAGGCTCACGATCACTGCTCGTGTTCCGCCGAGGCGGCATACGAGGGCTCTGCGATGCCATTGACGTCGCAGCGTCTAGCATCACAATGGGAGAGCGTCACCGCAGGTCTGTCCGGCGATGACGCGCTGAACGCATTCCGCGCCTCGCTGGCCGGCGGCGAGGCAGAGGCAGCATAGGATCAAGCTCGGAGCGTGATGCTCCCGAGTCGAACGGACCGACCGTGATGGCGGTCCCGAGCGGAACGAGGCCGTGATGGCTGACGATGACAAGCCCCCCGTGACGGGTGGCGACGGCGGCGAGGACAAGGATTCGGGCGCGAAAAAGGCGCTGGAGTCCGAGCGGGCCGCCCGACGCAAGGCAGAGCAGGACGCCAAGGCGGCTCGCGATGAGCTGGCCAAGATTCAGAGCGACATGGCCGCAGGCAAGACCGACGCGGAGCGCACGGCTCAGATGCTCGCAGAGTTGCGCGAGCGCGCCGACGCGAGCGACATGCGGGCACTACGCGCTGAGGTCGCACAGTCCAAGGGGCTCACCCCGGCTCAGGCCAAGCGTCTGCAGGGCAAGACGGTCGAGGAGCTGGAGGCCGACGCGGACGAGCTGCTCGCGGCGTTCAAGCCCGTTGACGGGGCTGGCGAGGGGGCGGCCACGGACGCGGGCACGGGACGCAGGGGCACCGGACGACCGACCGAGGCGCTCAAGCCGGGGGCCACGCCACCGGCCGATCAGGGCTCGACCGAGTTCGACAGTTCCAAGTTCCTCGCGGCGGTGCCGCGCTAACGATGATCCGCGCGGTACCCGCCATGGTGGCCGATCGCGGCTGACAACGACTTACGGAGGTTCACCATGGCGAGTCAGTTCCTCAAGGCCACGGTCATCGGCAAGGCGATGATCGCTCTCCTGCGGCGCGAGCTGGTGGTGGCGCGCACGGTGTGGACCGATGCCGTCTCCCCGGCTGAGTGGGAGGGTGCGTTCGGCGACACTGTGACGATCCGCGTCCCGGCTCGTCGGGCCGCTCGTACCCGCGTGCTGCGCGCCGGCACCCCGATCACCAACGACGACTCGAACGAGTTCGGCGTGGCGGTCACCCTGGACACCGACGTTTACAACGGTGCCAGCATCACGGACGAGCAGCTCACGCTCGACATCGTGGACTTCGCGGCGCAGGTGCTCAAGCCGCAGATCACCGCCGTCGCCGAGGGCGTCGAGGACGCCATCGCGGCGCAGATCGTCGGTGCCTCGTACGAGGCCGATCACACCATCGACGCGGACCTGTTCACGTCGACCTCGGTTCACGACTGGTACAAGATCGCGAACCGCGCGCGGAAGATCCTCAACGACTCGAACGTGCCGAAGTCGAACCGGTGGCTCCTCGTCGGCAGCTCGGTCGAGGAGGACATCCTCAACAACGACAAGTTCATTCGGTTCGACTCGATCGGCGCGAGCGCCGAGGACGCGCTCCGCGAGGCGTCGATCGGCCGGATCGCAGGGTTCACGGTCGTGCAGTCGAACGCGGTCCCGGAGACCGACGCGTACGCGTACCACAAGAGCGCGTTCATCCTCGGCACCAAGGCACCCGCGATCCCGCGCGGTGCGGCGTTCGCTCAGGGCATCTCGCTCGGACAGGGCGAGCAGATGGGCGCGCAGTCCGGGCTCGACGGCATCAACGCCCGTTGGCTCATGGACTACGACTACACCAACACCACGGACCGGTCACTCGTGGACACGTACATCGGGACCGCCGTCGTCACCGATCCGGAGGACGTCGCCGACCCCGACTCGGACATGATCCTTGAGCGCGCGGTGCGCATCAGCGGAGGTGGCACCAGCTCGTGACGCAGATCGTGATCCCGGACGCCGAGTCATTCGGCGTCCGGGTGAACCACAGGACACCGCTCGCGGCCGTGGTCTCAGTGCTGCGGCGGCACAACCCGGACGCGTCGTTCGGCCAGATCAAGGCCGTCGCCGAGGGGATCCGACAGAACGGCCTGCCCGTGGCCGAGGTCTCCAGGGAAGCTAGCCCCGACCGGTTCGATTCCGGTGCCGGCTCGGACGCGGACAACTCGATAGCTCCGGCATCGAGCCCGTCCGAGCCGGAGGTGGGCGCCGCATCGTCCGCAGCGCAGCCCGCGCCGGGCGAGCGCAAGCCGACTCGCGCCGAGGTGCTGGCGTGGATCGACACGCTCCCGAAGCGGCAGCGTCCGAAGATGAGCGCCAGCGGCCGTGTACCTGCGGCCGTGCTCACGGCCTACCGGGCGGCACACCGGGACGAGGTGCTCGCCTCGATGGTGCCCGTCGAGGGCGGTGCGCCGATCCCGGCAGAGCCGCCGATCACCGAGGTTCACTAGGAGACCGCCGTGAGCGCGACACCGCTCGTCACTGTCGAGTACCTGCAGGCGCTGCCGGGGTTCGGCGGCCAGACGTCCGAGACGCTGGAGCCGCTCATCGAGCAGGCGAGCGGGCTCGTGATCGACTTCGCTGCGCCGTACCTCGACGACGCGGACGACACGACGTGCCCGTCGGTCGTTGCCACGGTCATCTCGCAGATGATCCGACGGGGGCTCGGCAACCCGCGCGGCGCGCAGCAGGAGACGCTCGGGGACTACTCGTACTCGATGGGCTCCGACGGCGGGGTGGCGACGCTCTACATGACGCGCCGCGAGGAGAAAAAGGTTCGGCACGCGGTCGGCAGGCTCGGCGCCGGAACGACGCCCCTTGAGGGATACCTGCCCGTGCAGCGCTCCGAGCTGACTCCGGTCGTGGCCACCGGGGGCGGCACCGACCCGTGGGACGCAGTGACGGCGGGCACCTGATGACGTCGATCGGACACCTGCTGACGCAGACGCTCTCGGTCTACCGCGCGGTCGAGACCGTCGACTCGGGCGGCGGGCGCGAGCGCGTCGTGTCTCAGGTGGGCACGATCCGCGCCAAGGTGAACCAACCGACGCCCGAGGAGGAGCAGCTCGCCGCGACGTGGGGGGCCAAGCTCTCGCACGTCGTGCATTCCGAGGTGTACGAGGACGTTCGCCGCGGGGACGAGTTCGGGGGCGAGCTGCCGAGCGAGGTGGAGCCCGGGTTCCGTCTGCGCGTGATCGCCGTCGTGAGCGACTCCCACCAGACCTATCGGCGCATGATGTGCGAGATCACACAGAGCGTCGATGAGATAGAGGACAGCAGTTCATGAGCGATGACGACGGGATCATTCCGATCGGTGGGCCGGACGGCAAGAGCTGCGGCCTCTTCCTGCTCGGCGTACTCGCGGGGCTGGCCGGGCTCGTCGAGCTGGCACGGGCGGTGCTCACGTGAGGACCCTGCACCTTGAGGGCACGCCGCACGCGTGGACGTTCGCCCGGTTCGCCAACGCCTGCAGGGATCTGAGCGTCAAGCCGCGCCGCGTGCTGCACGTCGGCGGCCACCTCGGGCAGGAGGTCGAGCACTACCGCGCGGCCGGCGTCGAGCGGATCGTCTACATGGAGCCGACACCCGAGAATGCCGCGCACCTGCGCACGCTCGGCCCCGACGTGACCGTGGTCGAGGCGGCGGCGGGAGCGGAGTGGGGCACGGTCCGGATGTCGCTCTGCGGGGGCGATGGGGCATGGAACACGCTGCGCCATACCGGTCTCGTCGACACGCCGTACGCGGGGGTTCACGCCCCCGAGCGCATGGCCGAGGTCGACGTGATCCCGGTTCACGAGGTGCAGGCGCAGGGGTTGCGCGCGCAGGAGCCCGCCGACGTGCTCGTGGTCGACACGCAGGGCACCGAGATCGAGGTGCTCGGCTCGGCCGATCTCGCCTCGCCGTGGCTCCAGCTCGTCATTGTCGAGACGCAGTCGAGCGGCCACCCCGAGGCCGCGCATGTGGCCGACGTGAGCGCCCACATGGCCTCGCGCGGCTGGACGCCCGTGCTCGCGTGGAACCACGAGTTTGACGACCGTCCACACGCGACCTTCGCGGACGTGTTCTACCTGCCGACGCGCGAGCGCCCACGGTGAGCGCGCCCACCCTCTCGATTCTGATCGCGACGCTCGGGCAGCGTCGCGATCTGTTCGGCCGCCTGATGTTCGGTCTGATGCCACAGGTCGAGGCGGCCGGCGGACGCGTCAAGGTGCTCGCCTACTGGGACAACGGGGAGACCGATCTCGCGGCCAAGCGGCAGGCGCTCGTCGAGGCGTGCGAGACCGACTATCTGTGCTTTGTGGACGATGACGACACCGTGACCGACGACTACGTGGCCTCGGTACTCGGCGCGCTGGAGACCCGCCCCGATTTCGTGGGGCTGTGGATGAACGTCCACAAGGACGGCGCGGACCATCGGCTCGCCGAGCTGAGCCTCAAGAACACCGAGTGGCACGAGGGGCCGACGCACTACCACCGCGACATCACCCACGAGAACCCGATCCGCACCGAGATCGCGCGGCGGGTGGACTTCCGAGACAAGGCCGCCGACGAGCCCGAGGATTCGCCGTGGGCGGCCAAGCTGCGACCGCACCTCGCGGGCGCGACCGAGGTCATGATCGATCGCGTGCTGTATCACTACTGGTGGGTTCCCGGGCAATCGGCGTGGGGACACCGCAAGGTGCGGATCACCGCGACCGACCACCGGGGCAAGCCGTGGCGACCGCTGCCGGTCAAGTCGGCTTACTTCGCGTGGCTGCCTCAGTCCTCGTTCCCGCCCGATACCCCCGTGGCCGACATGCTGATCGTCGTGCCGTCGAGGTCGCGGCCGCAGAACGTCGCCCGCCTGCTCGACGCGTGGGCGGAAACGGGCGCGCCCGGCGCGGCCGATATCCGCGTTGATGTGGACGCGGACGACACCAAATTCTCGGGGTACGTCAAGCTCTCGGAGAGCTTTCCCCGCGGCGTACGGCTCGCTGTGGGGCACGTGTGGCGGCCTCTGGTGTGGAAGCTCAACCGCGCCACGCGGCAGGACTGCGACCGGTACGAGGCGCTCGGGTTCATGGGCGACGACCACCTGCCCCGCACCAAGGGGTGGGCGCAGCGCTACCTCGCCGAGCTGCGCGACCTCGGGACCGGGATCGTGTACGGCGACGACGGCTACCAGCACGAGAACACCCCGACGCAGTGGGCGATGACGGCCGACATCTGTCGCGCGCTCGGCGGCAGGATGGTCCCGGCGCCGGTCGACCACCTGTATTGCGACGACGCGGTACGCGACCTCGGCAAGGTCGCCGGATGCCTGCGGTACCTGCCGGACGTGATGATCGAGCACATGCATCCGAGCGCCGGTAAGGCCGAGCGCGACCCGCAGTACATCCGGGTGAACAGCAGGGCGCAGTACGGCAGGGATCGCCCCGCATACCACGCATGGCGGGAGAGCCTCGCGGACGACGGGCTCGGCTCGCAGGCCGAGCGGATCCACTCGCTGCGGGCGCGGTAGTGGCCGGGCTCACGGCGATCTACGCGCGCCGGGACGAGCCGCAGGAGCTTATCGACGGGCTCCGACAGAACCTCGCGTGGGTGGATCAACTGATCGAGGTGCCGACCCCGACGACGGGCGGGTGGCCGCACGAGGGACAGTTGAACGCTCATAAAAGGGAGCTGCTCGCGGCGGCGGGCGCGGGGTGGGTGCTGTTCATCGACCCGGACGAGCGGATCGAGGACAGGGCCGCCGAGCTGATCCCGCCGCTACTGAGTAGCGCGAGCAAGCGAACGATTTTCACGTTCCCGTTCCGCGAGATGTGGACCCCGACGCACTGGCGCTCGGATGGCGCGTGGGGGGCCAAGGGCGACCGCAAACGGATGTTCCACTTGCACTCCGGGCAGCGGTTCCCGAACAAGCCGATTCACTGCCAGCCGGTCCCGCAGGTCTCGCGCCTGTCGCGCGTGCGTCTGCCCGTGTTCATGTACCACCTAAAGATGATCGAGCCGTCGAACCGCCGCGAGCGCGCCCGCGCGTACCTCGACGCGGATCCCGCCGGCCGGTGGCTCGCGGGTGGCGACTGGTCCCACTTGCACGATGAGCAGGGCTTAGAGTTGTCAGAGATCGAGGAGGGGCGCGGGTTCAGCCCGCCGTACCGGCTCGGCTCGTATGTGTTCGTGGCACCGGAGGGGCCAGCGGCTGGAGGTGAGCGGGACCGTGCGCGACGTCGTGGTGATGGTTCGGTCTGGCCGCGAGTATGAGGAGCTGCGGTACGCCCTGCGTTCGCTGGTGAACCTCCCGCACGGGCGGGTGTGGGTGTATGGCGGCGAGCCCCGGTGGCTCGTGAACGCCACTCACGTCCCGGTGCGGCAGGGCGCGGTCGGGCACGCCAACACGGCCAGGATCACGGCCGCCATCGCGGGCAACCGCGCGCTCTCGGACGAGTTCTACTGGTTTCACGACGACATGTACGTCCTCGAACCGGTCGAGACCGTGCCGCGGTTGTGGCGCCAGACGTGGGCCGACTGGTACGCCACGAGGCGCGAGCGCCGCGACCCGCACGGACCGGCCAAGACCGAGGCGACCGCCGAGGCGCTGCGGACGTTCGGCAAGCCGGCGGACTACTCGTACGAGCTGCACGTGCCGATGATCGTCGAGCGCGACGCTCTGCGGCGCATGGTCGAGACCGTGACCGCGTGGCGGCCAGAGGTGCTCGCGCTCGTGCAGAAACGGTCGCTGTACGGCAACTGGGTCGGCTACGGCGGCACGCAGGCCGAGGACGTCAAGTTCCGGCGCGCGACGGCGGGGCTCCTCGGCACGTTCGCCTCGTCGAGCGACGACGCGCTGCGGGGCGGGATGGGCGAGGAGCTGCGCGCGCGCTTCCCCGAGCCGGGGTGGCACGAGCGCCCGCGCAGCGGCCTGAGCGCGAACGAGCGCCTCATGGCCGGACATCTGGCAGGGGGTAGGGCATGAACGGAACGGGCGATCTCTCGTCGCACGCGCAGGCTCGCGCCGCGCGCCGGCAGGAGCTGCGCATCGAGATCGAGTCGCTGCAGGGCCGCCGGGCGAAATCCAATGACCCCGCCACGCAGGCCAAACTCGACGACCGGATCCGCCGCGCGCAGGCAAGGCTCTCCCGTGCCTAGCGGCGGCAAGCGGGCCAAGGTGACGATCACGGTCGAGGGCATGGACCGTCTGCGCTCGCGGCTGGAGAAGCTGCCCGACCAGATGCGGGCGGGCGCGGAGAAAGCCGTACGCGACGAGACCGAGGAAGTCGCGCAGGACATGCGCGACTCGGTGCCCGTCGACACCGGGGCGCTGCGCGACGGGATGCAGGCCGAGGTCGACGGGCTCTCAGGAAAAGCCACGTCAACCGCGCCGCACTCGTGGGCCGTCGAGGGTGGAACGTCTAGGATGCCCGCAAGACCATTCGCGCAGCCCGCTGCCGAGCGGTCCCGAGTCCGGTTCCCGGACCGGGTGAGCGCCGCAGTGCGAGAGGAGCTGCCGAAGTGACCACACCGACGATCGACCCGCTCGACGTGGTGCAGATCGGCATCCGCACGCTACTGCTCGCGCGGCCGACGCTGACCGCCATCATCGGCGCGACGGGCGTACACGACGAGCCGCCCGAGGACGGCCCGTTCCCGTACGTCCACATCGGCGAGGCGACCTCGATCCCGGACGGCACGCACGGCGGGGCGGGGCGGCAGGTCGCGGCCACGCTGCACTCGTGGGCGCGGGCGCGTACCGCTCGGGCCGTCAACTCGATCGGCGAGGAGCTGGTGGCCGCGCTCGACCATCAGGCCGCAGCCCTCGACGCCGTAACATCTGATGTCACGGTGTGGATGGTGCGGCACGAGTTCTCTCAAACGTTGCGCGATCCCGATCGCGAGATCAGGCACCGCATCGACAGGTTTCGCATCTACACATCACAGGAGGTGTGACCGTGGCTGGTGAGGACGGATTCGGCACTCAGCTACAGCGATTCAACGGGTCGTCATTCGTGGCCATCGCGAGTGTGACGTCCATCAGCGGCCCCGGGCTCAAGCGCGAGACCATCGACGTCACGGCGCACGACTCGCCCGACGGCTGGATGGAGTTCCTCGGCGGGCTCAAGGACGGCGGCGAGGTGTCTTTCGACATCAACCGGCGCCCGGGTGTCCACGACGTTCTCGTGGACGACTTCGACGACACCGAGCCGCGCTCGTGGCGGGTCGAGTGGCCGTCGGGCACGGCCTGGACCATTGACGCGATTCTGACCGGGTACGAGCCGGACAGTCCGTATGACGACAAGCTCAGCGCGTCGGTCACTCTCAAGGTGTCCGGCAAGCCCAACGTGGGAACGGATTCGAGTCTGTGAGCAACACCGTAAGGCGTACCCCGAAGACGGTCGGCGAGGCACGGGCGGCGGCGGCAGCGCACCCGCTCGTGGCTTCGATCACGGCGGCCGACGACCGCCCGTACAAGGATGTCGAGGTGCCCGAGTGGCCGGACATCGAGACCGGCGAGCCGATCTGGGTTCGCATCCGCGGCGCGAGCGCGGCCGTTGTCGACGCACACGACGCGAGCATGTTCGCCATTCGCGGTCGCGGCACCGACAGTGGCGAGGTCGATCTGTCGATCGAGATGACCAAGAGTTTCCGGGCGCGGTTCCTCGTCGGGTGCCTCTTCGATCTCGACGATGAGCCGATCCCGATCTCGCCCGAGGTGCTCGCGACCAAGAGCGGGCGCGTCATCAACCGGCTGTTCGGCATTGCACAGAAGCTCTCGGGCAGCAATGACAAGGCGGTTGACGAGGCGGGAAAAGGTTCGCCGACCGGCCAGTCAAAGAGTTCTACCACCGACTAGCGCTCGGTCTCGGCGGGATGACCGTGGCCGAGCTGCTCGCCCGGATGAGCGGGCAGGAGCTGGCCGACTGGATGGCGTACGAGGAGCGCAACGGGCCGATCGGTCCGGGGCGCGGAGACTGGCATACGGCGGTCATCGCGGCCACCGTGGCGAACACGGTCCCGCGCCGCAAGGGCAAGGCGCGCTCCAAGGTGACAGACTTTTTGATCAAATGGAGGGGCTCGCGGACGGCGCGCCAGACGGCCGAGCAGAGCGAGGCGGTCGGGCGGCAGCTCGCGAAGATGTTCGGTGGTGAGTGGACCGAGGCGACTGATCGAGAGGTGGTGAGCTGATGTCGACGATTGACGATCTCGTGATCGGGATCGGGATCGATGATGCGGGGCTCGATCAGCAGGCCGAGAAAGCCGCGAGCGCGTTCGAGAAGCACATCGGCAAGATCGGACTCGCGACGGCCGCTGCCGGCGCGGGGCTGGAGGCGTTCGCCCGGGGGCAGCAGGACAGCAACATCCAGACGCAAGAGCTGGCGGCCTCGCTCGGCATCTCAGAGGACGCCATGCGCGACATGGCGCGCGAGACGGCCAACGTCGGGTTCCCTCTTAACGAGGTGCTCGACCTGATGGAGTTGGGCAAGCAACAGGGCATCACGAGCGGCGAGGCGCTGGAGAAGTACGCCAACTTTTGGGACATGGTCGGCGACGCCACGGGCGAAAGCTCGGTCGAGCTGGGTAAGGCTGGCGTAGCCCTGCACACGATG